ATGATATCTACATCAGTAATCAAAAGTTTCTTTTCTTCCACCAAAGATTTTAGTGTTGTGCATCCAATCCGTTTGACTTTTTTATCTGTAGTAACACCAAACTCTGCTTTACCTGAACTACCGAATCCGCTAGAGATTCTTTGCCCTTTTGATGTCTTACTAACAAATAAAATGTTTTCGTATTCGTATTCATTATATAGGATTTGCGCAACTTGCTCTGATGAGTTTATCTCGATTAGCACAAAACTTTCATTATATTTTTTTGCGACTTCGTATATAACAGAAGGATAAAGCATAGGGCTAATACGATTGTTGCGATATTTCGCCACAATTCTAAAAGGAGATTCTGTGATGTCAATAACAGTAAATGCAGAGTAGTCTCCACCAACTCCTTTTGCTGTATCCGCTACCATAATGTACGTATGTTTTTCTTCAGGTAGACTAAACACGTCTAATCCATCTTTTTGAATCGATGGAGAAATAGGAGACATCTGAGATATAGTGTCAGCGTTAATCAACGTCAGACTTGATCCTAAGAACTTACAGAGGACTTCCTGGTTGTACTTTAAATCACCAAGAAGTCTGCGCTGTTCGTTTGCCCACGCTTCGTCTCTGCCGGGAATCTCCCAGTATGGTATGAAAAGATTTACAAATCCATTGCGATCTTCTTCCGCATCATTCCAGAACTTCCAGAAATGATTATAACCCAGTGGTGTGGATGACAACAGAATCTTTGTCGTTTCCCCAGCAGAAATCGTAGGATAAACAGAAGTAAAGAACTCTTCCGCAACTGTATTAGGAATAATCGCAGCCTCATCTACATACAACATATTGACAGAACGACCACGAATCGCACTAGATGATGTTGCTGCAGTAAATACTTTAGAACCATTCTCTAGTTCAATATCACCTTTATTCCACGTCGTAACACCCTGTTGTAACCATACAGGTAGATGTTCGTACATCAACTGATAACGAGACAATACTTCTCTAGCAGCAGCAGCTTTGTTCGCAAGTATCGCAACTGTTTTGTTTGGGGAGAATAATGTTGTCCAAAGAATATATGCGGCAGAGGTAGTGGTCTTTCCCTGCTGGCGACCTTCCATTAGAATCACACGGCGATTATCGTGAATGACATTTATCTTATTGATCTGACAATCATAAAGATTGAATGGCTGTAGCCCGTGATCTAGCGTTACGATCTTACAATAGTTGATGATAAAATAAACTGGATCTTTAGAACACTTGATATATTCTTCAATTTGTTCTTTTGTAAAATCAATCGCAACACCGGCAGCCTTTAGGTTTTGATTACCAAGGTATTGAGTTGTCGCCATAATGTATTATTTTCCGATAAGTTTTTGTAGTTCTGCAGTACTTCCAACAAATAATGTATTGTTTACGTTAGTTACGCCTTGTTCTTTTGCTTTTTCTTCATCTTTCTTGACATCTTTGACTTTTTTAGATAAATCTAATAAGTCCTTGTTAGTATCTGCAATCGTCTTGATCAACTGACCTGCGACTTCATACGCACGAGGGGATTCCCCCTCTTTTGCTAGGTACATAATATTTTCTATGACATTCTTACCGTTCTCGATCAAACCTTTTAGATTGTTCCTTGCGTATTCGTAGTCATCTTGAACATTGAGAACTTCTTTGCTGACAGGTAAAGTCTCTTTCTTAGGAACAGGTAAAGCTTCGTCTTTGATTTCAACAGCATCGCTTTCAATAATTGTAGGCTCAATATTGAAAATATCACTGAGTTTTTCATCCATAGTTTTCTTCATGATACCGTCTCCGTAATATCAAAATTGGTATCCCCAGTGAGCGTGATTGTAGTATCAGCATCAGTAGCATCCCACTGGAAGTACGCAACTTCCGCTTGTGTGATGTATTTATTGTTAGTTACAGGTCCAAACAAATAGCCTTTCACCGTGAAATCTAAATCCCAACTAAGAATTCTGTTTGTTCCGTAATCACCTTCATAACTATCGTCTGACGTAACATTCCCCAATTCAATTGGAATATCCATTGTCGCATTCACATCCGGTAGCACTTTCATCGTTACAGTAAAGTCAGGCGTGAAGAATGGTAAAATCTGTTCGATCATTTGAGTACCATCTTCAGCATTCTTTGTCAAGATACTCAACTGAAAATTGAAATCATAAGGAACGGGAGCATATGATGTCGGCGTGTGTAAAGAGTTAGTGTCTCTAGTTCCAGAAAACTTAGAAAACGTATTCAGTTTTCGAACAGGACTATAACCCATGCTGGTCATTGAAAATCCAATGCGAGGCAGAATTGTTGATACTGCTCGACCAAAGTCTGGATCAGCTAATACTCGTTCAATTTGTTTTTGCTTTGGTCCATATGATATAGGAACATTTAGAGTTTGCACCACAGCGCCTAGCGAGTCAAATCTCTTGACTTGCATATCGTTGAAGATATTGCCAAACATAATGACATATCTTCTGATTGTACTGTGGTAAAAATCGTGTCCAAATATCATATTTTTTTCCTATTTCTCTTGACAAACCCTTGACAGTGTGTTAGTATCACTGTGTAGCCTTATGCTAAGTACCAAAAGGATTTGTTTCCGACAAATCTAATATATCGTCATCATTTATTCTAGTCTCAATAAATGCGTTATCTGCGGTGTCATCCGCATCTTCTACAGCCGCATTGATTGAAGTATCCGCACTGTATTCATCTTCGATTGCATCCAACTCAGCCACATCCGTATCAATAATTTCACTAGAGTATTCGTATCTATCAGCTTTAATCTCGTAAGTGTAAAGTTTGCCAAGTTGAAAGAATGTTTCGATATGTTCTACAAACTTAATCTCATAGATGAATCCTGCTAGTGGAAGATAAATCAAATCCCCCTCTCTAGGTCTGATGATATCAGAATAGTCGTAGGCTTGCTCAGCAGTTAGTGTATCACCATCTTCTGTAATGATGTTATGATTGTATTCCGTCAATAAAGATTCGGTTAAAGATTGTGTAAATCTTTTCTGTGCGATTGTAAACGTGATTGATTCGTCAGTCTGTAATCCAAACTTAGAAAGAAACTCTTGCTGACCTACAAATCCATCATAAGTCTTTACATACATTTCCATCTCAAGCGCATCGTCGAATTTCGTCAGCGTATCTTCTGTGTAGAGATAGTCAAGATTGACGTGAGTTCTAGGCAGATAATACGTATCAATACCATAGATGCGAATTGCTTCTATGATTAGATCTTCGACAAGTGACTGTTCAGAGTAGGCTTGTTCGTATTGATTATAGAATGCGTTACGAGCCATTTTATCCTACCATATCGTTGACGGGCAGAGAATATGATTGCGTCATCTCATCTTCTAATCGAGCGAGTTCTTCTGATGCTTCATCCCAGATTTTCTGACCGTTGAATACTACCCCTCCAGGCATTTGTATTCCTTCGAACTTCTTGAGGTTCTCACCCCACTGCTTTTTGATTTGTGCTGTTGCGTATCTCTTCAACCAACGATCATTCCACACGTCGGTATATGTGTCTGGATCCATTCTTTCGTAGCATTCAACGATGATATATTCACCGACTGTTAATCTAGCGCCCCAGTCCATATCGATGTATAGTTTGTCTGTGTGGCGATTGAACCGCAAGCCTTGCTGACCCACAAAGATATCTTCCATCAGAGCAATGTTTTGCATTGCCATAAAGTATGGCGCAGCGGGTCCATAGTTAAACGCAAACGCATCGTTGAGCGACATCTGATAGCGAATGTTGAACATGTTATTAGAAGAAAAAGATCCACCAATCGCAAGAACGTTAGTGATTCCGATTATAGAATCGGGTACTGTTAAATACTTGTTGTCGATATCGTCTTGCGTTACTTCGTGAGATAGATAGAGTTTTCTTGATCCATCAAAGTGATAATCGTGATAGTACTCTAAAGAAATCTCAACACAATCTTCGACTTGATCATCAGCGACATTGATTTCTAACAGAGGCGCACCTAAGCGTCTCAAGCAAAATTCCTTGAACTCTTCTCGGTTTGCAGGTTTGTTGATGCTCATTTGCTTTCCAGTTTTGAGTGTTTATACTCTATTTATAATTCTGGTATTGGACCTATAAGTCTAATGTGAAGAGGTTCTCTTTGAGTTACCCTCTGATTCATTGGCTGCTTGGCCATTCTTTTCCAATAGTCTGATCCAAATTCGGCATCAATATATAAAGTTAATTCCGAAATATATTCATCGTAAGGTGTAGAATCTTGTTCTGAAGGTAACTCTTCTTTTAATTTTCTAACCTCTTCACGAACCGAAGCCAAGTCGATTCGGTGTTTGACAATTATCATTCCATCTTTTCTAATGTCTACTGTCATCATCTATCTCCAGTTGTAAATATTCCAGCTAATATACCATATCCAGGCGCCTTCCATGTGGTAAAACATTTATTTTTAGATATCCATTTAATTTGCGCATCTGTAACCCAGTAATGGTGATTTCCGGATTCTGGATCACGTAAAGTATGACCTGGATATCTTTTTATATCAAATTGTGCATAATTTTCGGGGTCATATTGGGGTATTCTCGGTTCATCACTTTTGATAACAATACTTGCTCCGCTACCGCCATTTAATTGAGTCACTCCTTTCCAATCGTTTACTGTCAAACCTAGAGCAGCCCAATCTATATAACCAGATCCATATTGATCACTTGCCTTAGTGCCATCGTAGAAGAACGAAGGATTTACGCCAAGTCCTGAAATATAGGGAACTTCACATATGGGTAACGTAGGTCGTCCAGCATTAAAATTATGCGCTACTAAATAATTAGAATATTTTGTATTAAACCCCGACTGTCCTGCGTGATATTCTGTAAAGAAAGACCCGATCGAGTCCTGCGCAGATCTAAAGGTGTTTTGTGTGACACCATATGGATGTGCCCTGTAATTGACATAGAAAGGATTCCCATCGGCCGCACCATTTTTACCGAAAAAATAGTATCCGCTATTTTCATATGCAAAATTATATCGCTGTACTATTAAACTATAATTTCTAAAAGATTGATATCCTAAGCCTCTTTTTGGATAAGCGTATGAATTAGAATCGTAAGTACTTCCGCTATAAGTAATAGGTTGTGTTCTAGCGCTAATATCTCCTCTACCATCCCAATCATTAAAGGGGATATCCCAATCTGTATGCGCCCAAAATGATGTGATCATGCCCTGTAAAGTATCACTAGGATATGCGTCGGTGCGAATAAACGAAAATGCTATTAGCTCCGTATGATCTCCTGAATATCTGTGACCTACAAACTTGGTCGTATCTTGTGTTGCATTACCATAAATCGGCTCAAATACTCGATCACTGTTTGCAGGTCCACTAGTATTATAACTAGTGATTGCTGAGGTAGTTTTGCCCGCTTGCGTAAGAGAACTAATCGTCCAAGCTCCGCTAATCGGAACATATCCATATATTTCCCAATTCGTTATGCTTGCATTGTATACTGGAACATATAATAACTCTCCATTATGACCCCAGGCAACAGCCCCCACGTTCATGCCTGCGGATATAGCTGAAGCGGAACCTGGAACTGCTACTGATGCGGCCGGACTAGCCCAATTTATGTTAGTTGACCAATTTGAAGGAGGTGTGTATTGCTTTATCGTAGACGTTGATCTATCGACAATAAAAAGCCTACTGCCATCCGATTTCCAGTGAAAGTTAGTACAATTGTTGTGACCGGAAAGAGTTGTAGAAACACTTGTCGCTGTAGTAACATCCCAAGGTGTTGTTAGAGTCCATCTCGAAAATTCACTTGGACCAAGTCTAAACATATAGACTCCATCGGCAGAGAAAGATAAGGCGGAGAAAGTTCCATAATTAGGGCTTGAGTATAATTGTAATGTTCCTCCTGTGGTAGTATTACTATATGTTCCGATTGAAGTTCCTATTCCAGTACCATGTGCAAATGCAGAACATGTACTTAAATCTCCAGCAACCGAGAGGTCGTATTCAGTATAAGGGGTAACACCATTGAAATTAGTATCGGTCGCAGATATATATGGAGCATATAGACTATCCGCATAATGATTGCCATTGTTTCTTGCCATATATAATTTAGTCCCATCCGCCCGCATCCACATCGAATTATAGTAGCTGAAAGTTCCATATGTTTGATTTGCCAGATTATATTCATAAGCTACTGTTCCCGTTGTTATATCATACGGCGTAGTACAATTCCACTGCACTGCATAGCCACTCACATATGCGTATGCTTTATTCCCATTATCGGCCCAACTAATATAGGAAATATTACCTGTTGAGTTGGTTCCACGAGGTACGCCAGTGGTTGCGGTAATTGTAGCGGCACCGAAATTTTCTGGATTAGAGAGAGACAGCCCTACAGTGACACCTTTTATATCTAATTTTATAGATGTTCCGTCATCATTCATTGATAATATAT